AAGTTCTATTTCTACAGACTCTCCAGACGTATCAATTGGAACCATTTTATCTTGTTCTGATTGCACTTGTTGCATAGACTTCTCCATGTTTATAATATGTTAGCGGGTAAAATGTCTCTAGGATCATCTACCGTCCCGATTATTTCATCGTCGTTTACGATTCTTAACTCACCGCCATCAATCTTAATACGAGATCCTGCATAACGAGTTATTATCACCCAATCATCTTGTTTACACCAAGGACCATCAGGAAATCTTTTTTCATCTTTATAGGCACTAGGACCTACTTTTAAAACTTTACAAATATTTGTTGTAATTTGTGATTCTTCAATTGTTTCATCTGTTAAATGAATACCACCTTTTGTTTTACCCTGTAATTTAAGAGGAAATAAAACTACTCTAAACCCAGTTGGAGTTGGTACTTTTTCTAATTCGTTCTTCTTTTTTTCAACACTTTTGCCGTCCCATACATGTTTTGGCATTATTATCTTACTTGCTGTTTTAGTCATCTTCTAGCTCCTGTTTTTTCAGCAGGTCCGTGAGTTCCTGTTCTTCTTGTTTAAGTGCGTCGAGTTTACCTGTTAGATATCTGTAATCGTCCCAACTCTTACACAGTCCACCTAATATAGACTCTTCAACTTGCTTTTGTCTACTAATTAATTGATTTTTGTAATAAGTAAAAAAATTTTCTATTCGCATGATTTCATTTGATCCGATAATTTTTTACAGCGATTTGGAGTTTGACGATTCCATTTCGAATCTAACATCTCTAAACTCGCACCCTCAAAATTTCGGTCCTGCAGGCATTTCCACATATTACGGAACTTGGACACGCCTGTAGGCCCAAGCTGATATACCATTTCTGTAATGGTATGTTGTGCAGTCGTTGGTAAATCAGAAACACCATTATTTTCCATAAGTGCTCTAGCCTTACCAATCGCATTATTTAAATCTTTATCAAATACTTCTTGTAATTCTTCTTTTGTATAAGTTTTACCTTCTTCAAAACTATCTTCAGGAGTAACTTTATGACCCCAGCCAATTGTAGCGAATCCTTCCGTGTCCATGTAGACGTGGTCTTTAAACCCCTCGGATAATTTTACTGAACCAGCTAATTCGTCGTATGTCACTTAGTAAGACCCTTTGCCTTCTCGAAACTTCTCATGCCGGCTACCCCGAGCATTGAGGTGACTATGGCTAGTAAGGGCCCAGTTTCTATGGCAGGCGGTACAATATCAATACCTGAAAATTTTGCATACCACTCAATACATGGTGATAATATAAAAGCAAAAAATAAGGCAAGCGCTCCGCACCATCCTATTGCAGGTCGCCAGCCAGCAACGAATACGCTGCGATGGCTGGCTTCCTTTGCATTAACATCTAATTGTTTTTCTGCAAGCTTTTGTTGTAAGCGTTGCATTAAAATCTTTTTATCTAATTTCTCTTCCTCACTTGTATGAAGTTCATCGACAACTTTTGAAATGGTTGCTAAGGCTCCACCTTTTCCACCACCAAGTAAGCCACCGATAAGATTAAGCACTATGCTGCTCCGCCTGTCATCCAGCTAATTATCCAGAGAACAACGATCGCTACAATAGCGGCTTTTATCCAGTCCTTCATCTGCCAATCCGACCACTCTTTAATATGTGACCATAGATCTTTTAATAGGTTCATAAAACCTCCTTTGTTAAAGTAGCGAAGTATACTATTTTATGCCTTTAAAAGCTACTTTTTTAATTTGCATTCTACTTGTTTGACCCTGTGGTCCAGTTCCTTTGTTATCTTTTACAACAAAAGGAGAAATACTTATTTCAGCAGTTGAAGCTGTGCCTCTGTTTGGAAAAGGATTTTTTTGAGGAACTTCCGTCATTTTTGCATTTTTAAATTTCATTAATAACCTCTCTTTGCAATACCAAAACCTCTTTTGGCAATTCTTGTTCTTGATGATTTCTTTTTAACAATACCACCTTTTTTCATTTTAATTACACCTTTACCCATTAAAATATCTTTTTGAGTAACTTTACCATCACCTGATAAATCAGGGAAACCACCTTTTGCTAATTTAACAATTGATCCACCTGCATCGCCAGGGTTTGCTTTTGATTTTGTTTTACCTCTTTTAGTTGGATTTGCATCAGCTATTAAAGCCAATTCTGTTTTATTTAAATTTCCTGAAGTTTTAACTTCAGTAACTTTACCATTTGTAACTTTATAAGTTTTGTCGCCTAGCTTAATCATTTCTGTTTCTTCTTTATTTACATTACCAGGAAGCGTTTTTGTTACCATTTCACCCTCTGCATTTTCGTAAACTGCTATTAATTTGTCCCCAACTGTTTGAACTTTAACATTATCTGCTGTTTTTGGTAAACTAATTTTTTTTGTGTCGATTGCCATGGCTAATGTATAGTTGGTTTTATGAGATTTAGCAAGTCTCTTCCATTATGATCCATAATTTTTTGAAATTCTATCTCTGATAAGTTATTATGATATAGTATTTTAGCTACAGCCATCATGGACCCCGCTAAAAGTATCTGATCTTCTTGACTTTTAGTAGTTTGATCACAAAACGCCAATAAATTATCAAAAAACTCCTGTAATCTTTCGGTTGCAGTATTCATATTGTTAATATTAGACACAATCATCACTTTTACAACTAAGTTTTACGCTTTTTAGACTTACCTGCTTCACTTAAAGCAATAGCTATTGCTTGTTTTCGTGATTTTACCTTCTTTTTTGACTTTCCAATGTTTAATTTTTTTTCTTTAAACTCTTTCATGACTTTGGAAACTTTTTTAGAGGTTGAACCACCTTTTTTAAACCCTTTTAACGATGCATATTTAGGAGGCTGCACTCCTGCTCGAATTAATTGCGCTATTTTTTTAGGATCAATAGATTTTTTATTCTTTAACATCTGTTTTCGGATCCTTCTAATCTCTGCTGGTGATAGTCCTACTGCCATTAGTTACCTCTTTGCTTTACTAAATTAACATTTGCTCTTAATTGAGCAATATCTTCTTGTGATTGTATTTTTTCTCTAGCAATTTTTTCTTGTTCATCAATTTTTTCTTTATCTAATTCAAAACGTTGTTGATCATCAAAAGCTCTTCTTTGTATTTCTGACTCTTGAATGTCTAAATCACGTTTTTTAAGCTCAAGTAATGGATCAGCTTGATTATCTTCTAAATATTCTTGTTCTTCTGCTACCATTTCTTCTGTTCTTTGAGCAATAAGAGCAGCAATTTCTTTTTCATTTTGCATTTGAAACTGTTGCATGAGCTCTGGTGGTACTTGTCCACCAAATTTCATTGCTTGTTCTTGTATTAATGGTGCATTTTTCGCTTCAATCTCTTCTCTTGATTGTTGTGAAATATGATCAGACACATGACTTTGAAAAATTAATAATACTTGAGGACTATTTTTTACCAAATACGACGACATAAAGGCACGATGTGCATTGATATGTTGTTGGTGATCTTGTCCAGGAAAGACTTGAAAAGGAATTCCTTTAAGTGCGTTTGAATTTTCTTTCGCAGGGTCCAAAGGAGCAGGAGGTGCTGGAGGAGGAAGAATTGATTCTATACCGTCAACACCTAAAGCCATGTACATTCTTCTATAAGCTTCATAAATGTTATGTATTTCTGGATTACTTTGAGCTAATTGTAATTGTGTTTGTGCCAACGATATACGTTGCGTCATAGAAAAAATATTTGGATCACTTACAGGTATGACGTCAATACGATCATCGAAATCTGCTAATTTAATTTGTCTATCTCCACCACGTACAGAGTACGGATATGCTGGAGGTAAGTATTCAGCAAACACTCTTGCTAATATTTTAAACTCGATATGTTGTGCGTAATGCAATCTTTTGTGTATACTTGACATGACCCGTGAACCACGTTCCAATAATGCCATTGTAGTACCAACTGGATTGGCTTGTGAACCATCTCCAATTTTTTGATCAGCAATAGAAGCGAACTCTCTACCACTTTGCACGACAAATCCTAATAGTTGATATAATACTTGATCAGGTCCCTTGTATGGTAATGGCATTAAGCCATCACGAATTGCACCGCCTGGTGCGTCTACGTCTCTAAATTCTCCTGGCTGTATTGGTGAATCATCATCCCTGATTCTAAGACCACGGGCCTTGAACCCTGCTGGTAAGTTTGACAATGTTCCCGCATCAATAAGTTGACGGAGCGCTGAAGTGGCCGTTCTTGATAAACCCCCAAGCATATGGATAAGACCAAAGCCATAAAAACCAAGACCAGGTAAAAACTTAAAGTGTACGAAGTAAGGTATCTTTTGTTTTGTTGGATCGTTTGGTTTGTAGTTTCTGTAAATAGATAATACTTCGCCTGAGTTTTGATCAACTGTGATAATATAAGGAAGTTTGATTCCAGTTTGTTCTCCGTCTTTGCTTAAATCTTCGAAGCCTTC